GCACAGACGCCTATTCCGTCTATCTGATTGTGCCGCTCCAACGCAGCTCGGACATGCAGCTTCGGGGTGGGTTCAAATCAGGACCCTTCAACACCGAGCTGGATCGTCTTTGGCAGGCGATACAGGGCGTGAATACCCGCCTCGGCCGGGCATTAATGATCACGCGAACTTCTACAAGTGTCGGCGCTTTATTTTCTGAAAGTCAGCCGGATCGCGCAAATCGCTCTATCGTTTTTGACGCAGCCGGAGCGAGCCTTCTTCTTGGACCTTCTGCGAGTGATATAGAAAGCGCGCAAGCTTCGGCAACAGTCGCGGTCAACGCCGCCGCCGCTCTCGAAGCCATAGTGTTTCAAGCCACTAATACTTTCACAACAGAAGCAGGTCAGCAAACCTATACCCTGCCATACAGCCCCGGCTCGGACCGGCTCCGCGTGGTGCTCAATACGGCATCGCTAACTTTTGGGCAGCACTACACGATCTCGGGCGCGGAGGTTACACTGATTGAGCCTGTGGTACAGGGCGGCGATTTTCTGGCGATTACGGGCGGAGTTTATCTGCCCAATACTGTTGTGGAAGATATAGTATATTACGATAGCTTTTCGTTGTTTATAGCAGACAATCGCACTTTTCCGGTAGGAACGATTGTCAACGTCACTGGCGACAACGGAGGCGAATACGTGGCTTCTGCAACCACAGGGGATTTGGGCCGGACGAACGCGGGCAATCAAGAATTTAATGTAGTGACTGACGAGCGCGGCTACAACGTCAAGGCGAGGGGCGCTGTCGGTGATAATTCAACTGACGACACTGCTGCGTTTTCTGCGACCACATCGATTAACAAAGTTATTCCTCGCGGAACATACCTAGCTAACAGCTTGCCAATAAATGCTTCCAGTAGTCTTGTCGGCAGCGGCAGTCAGCAAGTGAAACTAAAGCGAAACGATACTGGAAACATGCTGCGGGGGGCCGACCGAGACGGTGTTACAATCTCAGGAGTAACGCTTGAAATGGGCTACGCAACCCACGGCAGCGGGCATGGGGTGAGCTATTCTGGAGACTTTTTTGATATATCCGATATTTCAGTTATTGACTACGGATCAAACGGGACAGGAGGTGGCACGGGCGTCTTGATCATTGAAGGGTCTTCGCGCAGTGAATATGGGAGGCTGAGTGATGCTTACTTCGCGCCAAGTGCGTCGTCCGCCATTTCTATTGGCTGGCTTTTTAAAAATACACGATACTCGATTGCGTCAAACATCCAAGCGTCTGGCGTTAAAAGCGGAATCGGATACGCGCACGAACTGAAGGACGACGCGCAATTCAACGTGCTTTCAAACCTCATAGCAAATGACAGTAACGTCCTTTTGGCGTATGGGCAGACGACAGCGGGAATTGACGGTGCTGACTACAATGCGGTTAGCAACGTTGTCGGTGATGGTGTTGATATTGGCTGGCTGCTTGGCGAAGGTATAGGCAACTTGCTTTCTGGTATGGTCTACAACACGACAGGAGCACCAGATAATACCGACAGAATTGCAGTCTCCTACACGGGCGGGGCAAGTAATAATTCGGCCTTTGGAGTTATGTCTTTTGGGCCTGCTGACAACACTGTTTCAATATCTGGGGATGGTAACTTTGTAGAGGTTGCAGCGCACGATACATCTACAAATGTAGTCACGCTTTCTACCGGCAGCAATCGAAACTTTGTCAACGTAGTCCATCCCGGCGCACGCAACTCAATAGAAGGCGCAATAGAGGATAACAGCGGCGCTGCTATTGCTGGCAATACTGGAAACGTGGTTAATAGCCCAATGACGGGCGAGCGCATTGGGTCATTGTCCGGTTATTTTCACGACAAACTAGGAGAGTCAGGCGCAACGCCATATGACTCACATAGATTTCGTAAAGAACACAGTGAGTCTGTTCTAGAGGCCTTAATGGTTCCGGGAGACTCTGGAAACATTGCTGGGACGTCGGTTTTTGATACCGCGGGAAACGTAGCGCGCTCTTGGTATGTATTCGGCGCAAACGCGGCGGCTTCGTATTGGAAATGGATGGCGGGCGGGGTTGATGACGTACTGCGACTGTATTCTAACCGCGCTGAATTTTCTGTAATAGTAATCCCGCCCTCTTACTCTGTGTCAGAGCTGGCATCTATTACGCCATCGGCGGGGGCTAATGCCTTTTGCTCAGATGATGTTGGCGGCGCGGTGCCTGTCTTTGGTGACGGGACTAATTGGCGTAGATGCACCGATCGCGCGATAGTTTCTACATAAAATGGTGTGTAGTGTTGTACTGGAAAAAATAGGAGGCTTCAATGTCAGCTAAACTACGCGCCAATCAGATCGCCACGCCTTCCGGGTCGTTTTTCAATGACCCGTCTGCCGCGCCCTTCGGTGCAGCCCTTCGCCGATGAGCAGCTTGATGATGTTTTTCAGCTTGCCATGAGCATTGAGATATGACCCGCATCATCTTGGTTCCGTTTGCGCTATGGATGCAAGAGCCGCCTAAGTGGGGCGGTGCAACCGGGGTTGTCGTTTAAGGAGCAGAAATATGAAACTTGCAATCGTAGTAGGGCACAACAGCGCCAGCCAGGGCGCGGTTCGCCAGGACACCGGGGAAAGCGAGTTCGTCTGGAACGGGCGGCTCGCGCGGCGCATCGAGCGCCTGGCCGGGGATTATGGCATCCAGGTTCGCACCTTCTTCCGCACGCCTGGCGGCGGCTACACGCGCGAGATCGAGCGCGTCTATTCCGAGGTGGACGCCTGGCGCGCGGACGCGAGCGTGGAGCTGCACTTCAACGGGGCCAGCTCGCCAGATGCGACCGGGACTGAAACCCTATCCAGCGGCACCGCGTTGTCCCTTCGCCTGGCGGAAAGCGTCCAGCGCGAGATGGTGGTGGCGCTGGGCCTGCGGGATCGTGGGATCAAGACGCGCGCCTCGACGGATCGCGGCGGCGGTTCTCTGCACTCCGGCCGGGCTCCGGCGATCCTGATCGAGCCCTTCTTCGGCAGCTCGCCGGTCGGCAACCGGGCTACGGACGAGGACAGCGAACAAGAACGCCTGGCGGATGCGATCCTTCGCGGTGCGGCCGAGGCTTGGCAGAGCTGGCCGCGCTCGAACCTGGCGGAAAGCCGGACGATCCGCGCGGCCGAGACGCAGCGCCGCGCCCAGGCGGTCCAGGCGCAGAGCGGCGTTGCCGCCGGTGTCGCCACTGCCGCGACCCAGGCGCACGAACAGATCGCGGCGATCCCTGCCATTGGCGGGTTGGCCGACTGGCTTCCCTGGCTGGCCCTGGGCCTGATCGGCGTTGTCCTGGCCGCGACGGTGGTGCAGCGGATCATGTCCGACCGGATCGAGGAGGCTCGGGTGGACGATCACGAAAGGGGCGTGCGGTGATCTGGGGCTGGCTGCGCAAGCTCTGGCCGCTGATCCTGGGGGCGCTGGGCATCATTGCCTTGGTGCTGACCGGGCGGCGCAATGGCCAGCTCACGGAGCGGCTGGATCGCGCCCAGGCGCGGGACGAGGTAAAGGAAAGGATGCGGGATGCGGTGGCAAATACTCGGACTGATCGGGATGGTGTTGTTGAGCGGATGCGCGACGGCAGTTTCTGACGCCTGCCCGACGCTCTACAGCTACCCGCAAGAGGTGCAGGACCAAGCGGCCGACGAGCTGGTGGCCCTGCCGGAAGGATCGGCGCTGTCTGTGATGATCGGACACTATGGCGTTGTGCGAAACGAGATCAGAGCGTGCCGGGGGCGTTGATGGGTGAGGACTTAAAATGGGCTATCGGCATCGCCGTGACGTTGACGCTTGGCTGGGGCACGATCTTGATCGGCGCGTTCTGGCGGCTTGTCTTCATGATCCGCCATGTGGAGGATGAAGTGGGCAACAACAGCAAGGATCTGCACGCCAGGATCAACAGGGTGCGCGAGGACACGGTGCAGAAATCCGATCTGGACGCGCACCTGAACAGGCTATTGAACGACATGCGGGAGATCCGCGACGAGCATCGGCAATCCCGCAAGGACACGAACGCCAGGCTCGACGCGCTCCTGTCTGCAATCGCCAACCGGAACGATCACTGACGCAGCCGGCGCTTGCGTTCTCGATCCTCCTCCAGCATGGCATCCACGCGCGAGGCGACTTGGCCGATCATGCCCTCGCCGCGTGATCCCTTCGCGCCTCGGTGCTTTCGCCAGACCTTGAGCATCTGCATCACGGCCTTGCCCTGGCGGGCCAGCAGGTTGTTATAGGCCACGCGGCACTCCTTGCCACAATAAGCGCGCCCCTGGGGCGTAGCGTTGCCGCACCAGTCACACAGGCCGCGCTGGAGCGGCGTCGGTTGTTTTGGCTCCATCGGTGCCCGAGACATGACTACCCCTTTCCTCGGTCAATACAGCGGGCGCAAGTCACTCGCGCCCGCCTGATTATTATTGCGCCGTCCAGTCGAGCCGGACTTCCTTCGCCTTCGACGGCTCGGGCGGCTCATAGACCGCGCGCTGGGGGCCGAGGACGGCGACCTTCGCCTTCGTGCGCACCGACTTCTGGCTGGCTCGCGCCCTGGCGTTGGCTTCGGCGTCTGGTCCCTGGAACACTTCGATGTTGTTCCGCGTCTCCGTCTGGTGGAACACGATGAACACCGGCTGCGTCATGTCGATTGCAGCGAAAGCGTTGTCGTCGTCCTTCTCGGGCTTCTGGTTCGTCTTTTCGTCAGCCATTGGGTTCTCCTTTGCAGGCTGGTGGGTGGTAAAGCATGGACGGCCCGCCGATCTGGCGGATCGCCTTTCGTTCGCGCTTCAAGAGCTTGGCGATGATCTCCTTCTTCAAGGCTCGCCCGGTCGCGGCGCGATGCGCGATCCACTCGCTCGGGGTCATGTGCGCTTTGTCGGCGTTGCACGCCTGGCACATGAGCATCAGATTTCGGGGGTGGTGCGTCCCGTTCCTGGATTGCGGGATCAGGTGGTCGATGGTTGCGATCAGGCTGGCCAAGGCGCGCTTGTCCGGCACAACGTCCCGCCCCTTGTATTGCTGCCAGCGCCCGATGAAGCTGTTTCGGCTTTCGAGCCCCAGGAAATACATGGGCCGCGCGCAGCATCGGCACCACAGCTCGGATCGCTCGACGTAGCGACGCATCATCCTGCGCCGCTCGCCGCTCGTCTTGGATCGCATCAGCCCAGCTCGCCACGGTTCTCGTCTGCCCGTTTGGCCGTCTCCCACAGCTCGCGCTTGATCGGCTGGAGCTTGGCGCGCTCGTCCTCGGTGGCCACCTTCGTGAAAAACATGGTGATCTTTTCGATCCCGTCGTGGGCGATCCTGCGCGCCCGATCCCACAGCTCCTTGTCGGGCGTCGTGATCGTGTCGCCGCGCGCCCAGGCTGCGAGCTTGGCCCCGGCCTCGGCCGTGATGTGACGGCCTGGAAGGAAGCTCATGCGGTGCTGATCCTGAACCTTGTGCGGCAACGTGAGATCAACCACGCCCGGCGATCCAGGCTGGAGCGTGAAGCTGGCGGTCATTTCATACATGAACCGCTTTTCCTGGATCGGGAACCAGCCCGCATTTTCCACGATCACGCGCCCTCGATCATCCTTCTTGCTCATGTCGATCTTCTCCTCGGCGCGAAGGCAGAAGATCAGATGCGCGCGCACCTGGAGAAAGGCGTTCATCATCTTCTTGTGGCGCATCTTCGGGTCTTTCCATGCGCCGGGGCCTTTCACGGCGGACGCCTCGGCCATTTCCATGATCCCGCCCTGTCCGTCAAATTCGTGGCTCATGCTGTCAATCACGATGGCCTCGAACCCGGCTTTCTCTGCCGCCTTCACCGCCTCCAGGTAGCGCTCCGGCGTGAACGGCGGGGCGAAATCCGCGTGCTTGAAGTTGAATTGATCGGCATAGTGCAGCGCCCGGCCTGCCTCGGTGTCGATCACGGCGAAAGGCTTGTCGCCACAGATACCCGTTGCCAGGTTCATGGCGCTGAACGTCTTGCCGCTACCGGAAGCCCCCGCAAGGGCCACCAGAATGTGCGTGTTACGGCGCTCGGCCGTCTGGAAGGTGAAGCTCATTCGATCACGTCCTTCTCGTCACGGCGCGAGCCCTGGACCGCTGCCGGTTGCCAGCCCTCGGGTGCCTGCCAGGTGCGCATCATCTCCAGGAGATCGGAGCCCGCCGCCTTGGCGCTTTCCTCGGCGTCCTTCTCCGCGATCAGGTTGCGCTCATGCCACTCGGGGCACTCCAGCGTGATCGTCTTGGAGATCATGCCGGGCCAGCGGTTCTCGCGCAGGCAGCGGCCCCAGATCATCATCGCCCGCTCGCGGCGCATCAGCGCCGTCTCCAGGAACGTGCTGTCGATCTCGGCCGTCAACAGGAGGTGGGGCTCGGCCGTCTCCTGCACCACGAAATACTGGCGCGGCGCGTTGCCGGTCAGCAGCTTCGCGCCCTGGTGATAGTGCGCGGCTGTCATGTCCCAGCCCGAGCTGGCGGCAAACTTGGCCAGCGACACCGGCGAGATATCCGTGCCGGTGGTCTTGTAGTGGATCACCACGTTCTCCTCGGGCGAGTAGAAGTCGGGGCGGCAACGGCACATCACGCCCGCCTCTTGCCACAGGATCGTGGCTTCGCGCAGGAGCTTGGCCTGCTTCTCGGCCGAGAATAGGTGCCCGATCTCGGGGTTATCCCGCACCTGGTCGAGTGCAGCGGTGGCCATTGCACGCACGCGCGGCATGTTCTTCGCCAAGATCGGGGTTTTCCCGTCCGCATAGGCTTCGTCCTTCGCCTCTTTCGCCGCCTTCGACCGGAAATCGGCAGCGTCGATCTCGACAATCGGCGCGCCGGTGCCGGTGAACAGCCGGTGCGCGGCCGAGCCCAGATCGAAGATCGTTTTCTCCTCGCTCTCGGCGTCCTTGTTGAGCCTGGCGGTGTTCTGCCAGACCTTGCGCGGGGCGGTGCCCAGCAGGTCTTTCACAAGCGAGCTGGTCAGGCTTGGCTCCGGCATCGGATCGCCCAAATATGTGGCAAAATCCATGTCCTCAATCAGCTTTGGGAATTGCATCTTCGATCTCCTGTTCGATTTTGCGCTTCGCTTCCATCAGCGCCTCCACGTCTCCAGACAGCAGCATGCCCACCAGTGGACCGCCGCGCCTGGCCTTCCATGCGCCCCGTGCCTTGCGGCAGTCGGGACAGCAAAACTCTTGTCGGGGGTCGGCGGGCTCGAAAGCCCGGCCGCACTCATGCCAGGCGCAGTGCTTCACCCTGCCGCCCTCGTCTGCGCCCGCACGTCGTAGCGCAGCGCCACGATGGGCTTGCCGCCCAGGTGCGGGTGCTGGCTTGCAATGGCGCGCATGGTCATGGCCGTGAGTGCCCACAGGGGCGTGCCGCCTTCGATCAGGATCGTGGCTGGCGTGGTGCCACCTGCGTCCTGGACAAAGGCGACGATCTCGACGCTGGGGATGATTTCTCGGTCAGTCATAGTCGGGCTCCTCGGCTTCAAATTCCACCTCGTCGGCCAGCTCGCGGATCGCCTCCACCAGCTCGGCGGGCAGGATCTTCGGATCGACCTTGTGGCCGAGGATCGTCAGCTCCTCGATCTCGATATCCTCCCACTCGACCCAGCGCGGCGATCCTGGCACGCCGTAGTCTGTGAGCTGGCCGGTGGCGCTGAACGCCACCTCCACCTCCTCGCCGGTATAGCTCGCTGTTCCGCGTGCCATCAGCTCGCCTCGCTCTGGTCGGTGATCGCGTTTTCGCTCAATCGCCTCATCATGGCTTCGAGCTGGGCCACGAACGCCGCGCCCTCGCCGGTGTCGAGCCCGGCCTCGCGGCTGGCCTCCAGCGCCTTGGCGGTCAGTTCCAGGGCATCCTGGAGCGCGCGCTCGTCGGCCGTCGGCTGGGCCATCACCCACGCCTCGGCCTTCTCCACGGCCTCCTCGATGGTGTCGCCACTGATAAACTCATACTTGTCGGGGTAGGAGCTGGTGGCCTTCGCGAAGTTGAGCATCACGCGGGCGGTGCGGTGCCCGCTGCGCGCTTGGATTGTGGCCGACGGCGTGACAATCCCGCGATCCGCCATCAGCTTTGCCAGCTCGTCACACGTCGCGGTCATTTTCTTGAACAGGTTGTCCACAGGTCTTTCCTTTCGTGGTTTCAGTTACGGTCCCAGATCAGCAGCGTGGTGCCGATCACTTTCGAGGCGCTGCCTTCCATCATGTCGGAGCCGATCAGCTCGTCCGCGAAGTAGGCTTCCAGGGCCTCGAAGCTCTCAAAGCGCAGGCGCAGCACCGCCTTGCCGTGCTTGTTGCGCGTGCTTTCCGCGTTGCAGAACGGCGCTTCCTTGATCTCCTGGGGCTCGGGGGCGGGCTTCGCCTCCGGCTCCTGCGTGGGGTTGGGCGCGATGTAGGTGCGCGCCAGGTTGGGGTGGCCGTTGCGGTCCAATGGTGTCTCCTCTTTGGGGGTGGTGAAATCCGGCACAGTGGGGCGGTAGGGCTCGCGCGTCATGCGCCTGCCCTTTCCTCTGCGCCTTCGCGCAGGATGCGCTTTACCTCGTCGCACGCCTCGCGGTGCGTGGGTTCCCGGCCGAGCTTTCTGGCCAGGGCTTCCCAGATTGTCGGCTTGCGGCTCATGCCTGCACCGCCTTTCCGTCATAGCCAAAGTTCGCAGCACAGGCCGAGGTCATGGTGGAGCTGCGGCCGTCGGTGGCCTCGCGGTCGAACCATTGGGCCACGTCAACGACGTTGAAATGGATCACGTCGTGCATCGGCTCGCGGCTGGTCCCGGCGATCCGAAACAGGTTCACGCCTTTCAGCTCGAACACGTCGCAGATCGCAAACAAGCCATATTGGGCGATGTAAATGTGCGCCCCGGTTTTGATACATTGCATCTCGATCTCCTAAGAAATTGCCGCTTCGGCCTGGTCATAGAACGGGTCGCCAGGCATGAGCCGGATCACGTCGTTCTCGAAGTAATCAGTCCGGCCGTCGCTGTTGTTCTCGACCTCGAAAGCCGCGCGCACCCAGGCGGGAAATCCGCGCGAGGTTTTGGCGCGGAGCTTTATCAGCTCCTCGGGCACGCTTGCGATCCAAGGGCCATCGGTGATCTGGACGCCGCACCGATTGCGGCCCTCGATCAACATTCCGTTTGCGATTTTCATGCTGTCCTCCTGTCTTTCTGGCGCATGGGATGGGGGCGGGCTTGCCGCCCCTCACCGATGTGTCAGACCTCGACGCCCTGCGAGCGCAGGAACCGGGTGGCCGCGTAGCGCGCCCCATTGTTGAGCTGCCGCTGCCATGCTTCTTGGCTGGGTGCCCACCGGAACCCGTTGCCTTTCAGCTCGGACCGAACCTCGGCGCTGGGCTTGCCGTCGAAAATGATCTGGAGCCGGTTCTCCTCGAAGTTCTCGACCACCTCGCACAAGCCCTGGTAGGCGGTGCGCTTCTCCTCGCCACCGGCCGCGATCCGTGCAGCCTCGGCGGCGCGAAGCTGGGCGATCCGCTTCTCCATCCGCTTGATGTTCGCCCCGTTGTTCTGGAGCTGGTAGGAGGCGAAGCCGATCCGGTTGGCAAAGTCGGGCTTGAGGAGCTGGGCACATGCTGCCGCGTTCCAGGCAGGCCGGAGCGCCTGCATCTCGGCCAGGTATTTGTCGAAGCCTGCGCTATCGACACCCTCGGGCAGCTTCTTGGCCCACCGCCGGATCACCTTGTTGGCTTCCCGCATGAAATCCTGTTGCGCCTGGGCCGCGTCGATCTCGGCCTGGAGCTTCTGGATCGCCTCTGGATCATCGGAGCTGATCCCGCCGGTGCCGACGCCTGCCGCCTTGCCGCGCAATTCCTTGGCCCGCTTGTCGGCCTCGATGCTGGACCGCATGGCGTTGTCAGCCCGCCGGATCGCTGCCCGGTGCCGACCCTCTGCATGATGGCCGACCAGGATCGGCTGGCCCAAAGGGATACCGGACACCTCCTCGCGCATGTCGGCCCGCTTGTAAGCCGCGTTGCTCTGGGCCTCTGCCCGGTCAGCCGCTGCAAGCAACCGCTCGCGCCGGGCTTCCTGTTTCTGTTCGTAAGGGTTCATCATGAAATCTCCCGAAGCACGGGTTGTATGGTCACGCGCTCGGACCATATCCGGACGGCGGCCTGCAGGGTTTCGCGCCTCTCGTCTTGGCTGGTGCCCACCGGCACAACGAGGACAACGCCATGTGCGGTGGTGCCATCCGGCAGGGTGATTTCCCCCACGGTGTCGATCACCAGAGTCATTGCTGTTTGGCTTGGTGTTTCGTTCGTGTTCATCGCTTTCTCCTCTATCAGCATCTCCAGATCAGTTTGCCGCCCGCCGGGCTGGCTGTCGCTGCCTTGGTCGAACAGGTCAAATTGCATCTGCGAACCTCCGTTTTCGCTCGGGCTCGACGCCCTGCAACAATGGTTAAAACAGACCGTGCTTGCCTTTGCAATAGATATTTTGCAATTATAGGGGATATATTTAGCAAGGAGTGAACAAGTGACTGACAATACAGACGAAAAAATCTTGGTCAGGGCGCAAGAGATCAAGGCAGAGCGCGGGATCAGCCTGACCGACGCCATGATCCGCGCCGAGGACGAGCTGGCACCCAAGCCGAGCGTGCCCTCTGACTTCACGGTGACGATCCCGGTCAAGCCCAGGGTCGCGCGGTGGATCGTGGAGGAGTTCGCGCCGACCAAGACGCACACCACCGAGGAGCGCCTGGCGGCATATCTCACGATCATATTGAGCCGGTCCCGCGTCACGGCGATGCGCTTTGCAGAGGAAGCGCCGGACATTGGCGAAGGCGGCGCGGTCACGCTGCGCCGGGAACAGTTCCAGCAGAAGGCACCGAAGGCATGAGCATGCACATTCACAACGCGGGGCCAGTCATGGCCGCCGATCTCAACGTGCTGGGAGCTGCGGTCAAGATCATCTTGGCCGGTGGCTCCGGGCTATCCGAAACAGAGATGAAGCGTGCCAGCGGCGCGAGCTATCACCTCTGGAAGTCGAAGGGCGATGCGATCCGCGCCCTGGTGGATAGCCTGGAGGCGGTGCCGGAACCGTCAGGGCGGTGATCCCGTGAGACAGTTCGGCATCATCTCCAGTTCAATCTGGCGCAGCAAGCGGTTTCGACAGCTCGGCTCGGACCTGGCCCGGCTGACCTACCTCTACCTGCACACCACCACGCACGGCAACAGCGCCGGGGCGTTCGTCCTGCCGCCAGAAATGGCCGCGCTTGAGCTGAAAGTTCCGGCCGACGAGGTGCGCGCCGCGTTCATCGAATTGGCCGAGGCTCGCCTGATCCGATACGATCCCGAGGAGGAGCTGATCCAGATCGTCAACTTCTTCCGCTTCAACGCGATCTCCAGCCGCAAGCACCTGGCCGGGCCGGTTCGCATCATCCAGGCGCTGCCACATTCTCCGGTCAGGGATTGCGCCGCGTGCGATCTGATCCTGGCAATGTTCGAGCGCCGCGAGGAGTGGAACGAGAAAGCGAGCCGGCTCAAGCGCAGCGAACACCGCAGCGATCACACCGAGGCCGGGAAAATCCTGGAAGCGATGGGCGGCTTCGACAGCACGGCGGCGGATATCGTCAAGGAAATGAAGCTCGAACCCATGCTCACGTCGCAGGAAATCGGGCTCGACGCACGCACGCTCGACCGTCTCGGGGAAGCCCTACTGATACCCCTATCGCATACCTCTATCAATAGCCCTATCAATAGCCCTAGCGATACAACGGAAACGGAAAAGACAACGGAAAAGACAACGGAGAAGGATAAGACCAAGACCACGGATAAGACCAAGACCACGGAGAGGGGGGTGCAGGGGGGAGAGGGTCCGAAAAGCCGCCCTCCCTCCCCGCCCGCTGATAGCGGTCGGTCGGGCAGCATGAAAAACGTCGGGGATGAAGCGCTCGCACACCTGCGGCAGCGCCTGGCAGAACGAGGAGGGGCATGATGGCAAAGCGCGGGCAGCTCGCCTTCACCGATCCCGAGGAGCTGGAGCAACGGATTGAGGACTATTTTCAAAGCAGGACGCGCAAGCGCAAAATCTATCCCCGCGATGGCGAGCCATACGAGGAAGATTACCAAGTTCCCCCAACCATGGCAGGGCTGGCACTCGCACTGGACACCACCAGGCAAACCCTCTTGGCGTATAGCAAGGGAGACGAGCCACGCGATCCGGCATTTGTCCCGATCATCGCACGCGCCAAGATGCGGATCGCAGAATTTGCAGAGGAAGCGCTGTATGTCAGGGAGGCATCGAACGGGGCAAAGTTCGCCCTGGAGGTGAACCACGGCTACGGCCGAGAGGATCGAGAAGGCGGCACTGGCGACGGCTTCGAGGTGAAAGTGATCCCGCCAGCAGCAGTGGAGGCTTCGAAAGCGATCCCGAAATGGCAACCGGAAGGAGACGACGATGAATGACTTTCAAATCCACCACCGCGCGAATGGTGACTTCGACGTGGAGCATTTGCAGCGACAGCCGCGCGAGGAGCGGCCGCAGGATGCCGAGAAGGGTGTTTCGGGCATGGTGGGTGCCGAAAAGGCACAAGGGCACTCACGGGCCAGCACAGAGAGCGCAAGTGACTTGCATTGCACTCCGGACTGCAATCATCAAGGAAGGGATTGCCCCGCTCGGGGTGAGTTCTCGGACTACGGGCGCGGCCCTGCGGCGTGGCACTTGGTTTGGATCGCTGCTGGCGTCTGCATATGGGGGGCGATTGCATGGCTGATCGTGTAAAGCAGGAGCTGCGCATCGAGAAGATTGCATCGGGCAGCGAGGATGCGGTGATCGCCCAGGCACTCGACCGCGTGGAGCCCGGCGACCTGGTGGTGTATCATCGGGGCGAGGCTGGTTCCGCGTCGAGGTCGGTCAAAGAAGCTGCTATGAGATTGCACGAACGCGGGCTCTGCCTCCTGACGCAGCGGATCACTGCGGATCGAAGCAACGAAGGCGAGCGGATCGTGGACTATCTGGCGATCAAGAGGGCGAAGCAATGAAACCTTGGCTTATCGGGTGCGAGGAAAGCGGCACGGTGCGCGATGCGTTTCTTGCACGGGGCATTCCGGCGGTGTCCTGCGATCTGCTGCACAGCCGTTCTGGCCGTGGCGAACACTTGCAATGCGATATCTTCGATGCGCTGGCGAGCCGCCAGTGGCGCGGCCTGATTGCTTTCCCGACCTGCACCTATCTGACGTGCAGCGCAGAGTGGGCTTACGGGGATGGCCCATATCATCAGAAGGTGAAGCCCGGAACCCTGACCGGCGCGGCGCGGCGCGAAGCGCGAAGGGATGCTGTCACCTTTGTCGAAAGGCTTTGGAATTGCGGAATGGATCGCGTGGTGATCGAGAACCCCGTTGGGGTTCTGTCTCGCGTTCTCGGTCGTCCACCGACTTATCAGCCCTACGAGTTCGGAGACGACGCAAGCAAGAAAACATGCTTTTGGGTGAGGGGGCTTAGGCCACTCATGCCTCTGCCCCGTTACGCATGGGCGAAGCCCCGCATGGTAAATGGTAAGCCGCGATGGGGCAACCAGACCGACAACGGGCAGAACCGCCTTTCGCCGGGTGAGGATCGCGCGAGAGATCGTTCAGTGACATATCCCGGCATCGCGGCCGCAATGGCAGATCAATGGGGTGGTCAATGACGGGATATCGGATCATAGGGCGGATCGTGCTGGCGGCGTCATGCGCTGCCGGTGCGTTTATGCTTTTAAGAACGCTTTTCGAATTGGCGGGATTGATGTAGGCTGCGCGCAGTTAGAAGGGGAGGCCGACATGACGCAACCAGCACTTAACACCTGGGTCACTTTACCGGAAGACACATGGACGCTTATTTCCGAGATAGATTGCACGTTTGTTGTGGTCTCTGGGATCGTCGAGGTTCTGGGTATGGATGGCGCTGCTCCAGTTGAAGCAGACAGGGGTATTCCTTACGCCAATGGAGCGGGTGAGGACGCCTCGGTCGCCATGCTTTCTCGCTTCCCAGGGTCAGGAACGGCAGATCGCATTTACATGATTAGCCGTGGCGAAACTGGCTCTGTGTTTGTTTCGCGCGCTGCAGTTTCCTAATGCTGCGGGTTCCGTCTCCCTTTGGCATTGTTTCGCCGTTTGGTCAGCTCCGCGCGTTTGGTCAGCTCCGCGCGTTTGACCCCGCTGATCTGTTCACGGGAAGCGAGTCAGGGGTCTTCTACGATGTATCCGATCTGTCCAGCATGAACACGGAGCCGGACCAGTCCGGCAGTGTGCCCGCAGTCGGGGATGTGGTCCGGTTCATCGCGGACAAGTCAGGGAACGGAAACGACGCACAAAGCCCTTCCTTGTCTGCATCCCCTGTGCTGCGACAAGATGGAAACGGTAACTATTACCTTGAGTTCGCCGGTGCCGAAAATGATGAACTGGTCACGCAGTCCAACATCAATGTAAGCGGCAACAGCACGCGGGAATATATCGGCGCCTTCGGTCCGGGGGGTGCTGTGTTCACGCTCAACATCGGGGGCGATATCGGCGAGCGGTGGACCGTGCGGGACGATAACGGCAATCTGCGTGTCGAGATCGCAGGCAGCGCGTATGTCTCCGGGCTTTCATCAGACGGCGTGGTCGGTATCCGCCTTCCGGATGGGGGCACATTGGGCGACCATGTCCTGTCCAACGGCACAACGGACGAGAACGCCTCGGGGTCAAATATCGTGAACACTGGTATCGGCCCGCTCTACATCGGACGGATCGCCAACAGTGTTTGGGGCAATGCCGAGTTCTACGGCTGCACATTCATCGACAAGCTACTGACGGCACAACAGCGTAGTGATGCCCGGCAATACTACGCAGAAAAAAGAGGCGTTGTGCTGTGAGCGTGGCAGCGATCACCGCGATGGGGCTGACGCGAGTTCCAAACGACCTGCAATGGTGACAAGCTCAACCTGGGATTACACCACGTCGCCTGTCGCCTGGAAGTACAAACAGGATCGCAGCTTTGGGAGCTTCATCATCGGGCCGGTCGGCTCCGGCAAGTCGGTGCCCAGCCTTCAACGCATCCTTGATCTAGGCCAAGAGCAAGCGCCCAGCGAGGACGGCAAGCGCCGCTCCAGGTTCGCGGTGATCCGAAACACCATGCCCGAGCTGCGATCAACGACGGCCGTGACCTATCAGCAGATTTATCCCTCGGATGCGTTTGGGGATATCATCTGGAGGTCACCGGCTACGCACATGATCCAGCCGCGCAACTCCGGCCTGGAGATCGAGGTCAACCTGATCGCGCTCGACAAGCCAAAGGACGTGAAGAAGCTCCTATCGCTGGAGCTAACCGGGGCCTTCATCAACGAGATGCGCGAGGTGCCCAGATCAGTTATCACCAGGCTGACCGAGCGCGTGGGCCGGTTCGGGGTGAACGAGCGGCCAACCACCTGGAGCGGCATCTGGGGCGACACCAACCCGCCGGACGCAGATCATTGGCTCTATGGCTGGCACCACCGCGAGACGCCAGAAGGTTATCACTTCCACCAGCAACCGCCCGGCGTCCTGGAGGTGCGGCCGCGTGGCAACGGTGCCGAGATCATCGACGAGAATTTCCCAGACTACCAAGGCGTGCGCCTCACATCGGCCGAGGTGCTGATCTACTATCGAGGCAAGACGCGCCGGGTCGAGTGTCCGATTGAGGTGATCCGTGCTGCTGATCGGCTCTGGATCGTGAACCCTTGGCAGGAGAACCTTGTGGCGCTATCCCGCGTCGATGCTGGATCGAACCCGCTTGGGGTGCGGAGCTACTACGGCCGCGCGTTGGCAGGTAAGACGCTGGAGGAAATCCAAAGCTATCTCCAGGGCGTCTACACGTTCGTGACGGACGGGCGGCGCGTGGTCCCGCAATACAACGGCCAGGTGCATGGCGTCGATCACCTGCCGATCCTGCCTGACGAGCCGGTGTTCATCGGGGCAGACATTGGCGGCGGCACCCTACAGCCCTCGGCGCTCCTGTTTCAGAAGCATCCGCGGGGGCCATTGCTCGCGCACCGCGAGGTGGTGTGCTTCGACATGGGGATTAAGCGCTTTGGCGAGCTAGTCGGTGAAGCGCTGGTCAAGCATTTCCCAGATCATGTGGCCAGAGGGCTGACCGGAACAGGGTGGGGCGATCCAGCAGGCGGAAAGCGTGACGAGATATTCGAGACGGCCAGCTTCGACTGGCTGCGCACGCAACACGGGATCAACCTGGAGCCCGCGCCAACCCAAGACCCGAAGATGAGGATCGCGGCTCTGGCCGGGCCATGCGAGCGGATGATCGACGGCAAGCCTGGGCTCTTGCTGAACAAGCGACACTGCCCGATGCTGCACAAGGGGCTGATGGGGGCGTGGCACTTCAAGCGTCTGGCGGTCACGGGCGAGGATCGCTACGCCGACAAACCCTCCAAGAACGACGAAAGCCACATTTGCGACGGGGCGGGCTATGGCTTCCTCGGCGTGGGTGAATTTGACCGGCTCGGCGGGCGCAGGACTGACGGAAAAGGCGGCGGATCGTTCCAAGCGGATGGCGATTTTGACGTGTTTGCATAGAAAAAGCCCGGCGCAAACCGGGCTTAATATTTTTTGTGCGATGGAATTTTCAGCCGTCGCCGGAGCCGTCGCCGTAGCCTTCGCCGTAGCCTTCGCCGTCGCCGTAGCCGTAGCCGGAGCCGGAGCCGGAGCCGTAGCCGGAGCCGCAGCCGGAGCCGTAGCCGGAGCCGGAGCCGGAGCCTTCGCCGTAGCCGGAGCCGTAGCCTTCGCCGTCGCCGGAGCCGTAGCCGGAGCCGGAGCCGTAGCCGTAGCCGTAGCCGGAGCCGTAGCCGTCGTTTTCATAGTACTCGAATGACTGCATCATCATGCACCCTCAATGCTTTCAGATGCCACATTACTCGCCGGGATGATTTCCAGCACATCAAGCAGCATAATTTCAGGCAGAGCCGGTTCAACCTTGCTGCGAGCTGCGTCGATGCCAGTCAACGCAACTGTGCTAAGGCTCACGCCTTTTTCCTTCCCGCCGGTGTGCCAACGCCATAGGCGGCGGCTGTCTATTAGTGTGACTTGACGACCATCTTGTGCGGTAACGGTTCCGTAATGGACGCCGCTTGCATAGCAGCGGATGATACACTTTTTGCCTATCATAGTGATTTCCTTTCGATGGGGTGTGGCGCACATTGCGCAAGGCATACGTTACAGGTTGACCGTGCAGCTTGTCAAGGTGTATGCAGTTCCGAGTAAAGCAAGGGAATTGCGCCGATGGCCGAGGAAGATGTGCAGCGGGGAACGGTTGATGCGCCCTGGCGGCGTTTCACGAAAGCCGAGGAAGCACAAAGGCTTATCGTTCTGGACACGCGGATCGAGCGAAGAAAAGCGAGCCTCGAATGGGATCAGCGCGAGCGGACCAAGATCATGCACCGGGCAATTCGCCGGATGCGCAGAGCGGAGGGGAAAGAATGAGCGAGGCAATCTGGAGGGCCATTGCGATGATGCCGGGCCTGCCCGAGCTGGGAGCGTATCCCACGCCGCTGGAGTGTGCCGAGGCAGCGGATTACTTCGCCGGGCTCCTCGGGGTGGCGGTGCAATGTTTCGCGGCGGTGTCGGCATGAGCCTGCGCGACGAGAAGCGGGGCCACGTCAAGATCGAGAACGGCATGGCCGTGATCTACGTTCCGGCCGATGAAATCCACGGGCTCCTGGTCGCGCTTGCTCCATGCCCGTGCAAGGGGCCGAAGTCGAGCGCAACCCAGGACATACGCGACCGTCTGGCCAATGCGCTCAAGTGGGCGAGGAACAAGCTATGACCGGCAACCGCATGACAGCCGCCCAGCTCCAGGCGTTCTACAAGGCCGACGGCGACCACAGCGCGCCGCGCCAGGACCGCGAGGGGCCGATCCACAAGGCGATCCTCCAGCTCCTCGATCTCTGCTTGCCGGGTGATGCGATTTATCACCACAGCCCGAACGAGCTGGACATGGCCGGACCCGAGGCGGCTCGCCAGATCGCCAAGGCGCGCAAGCTCGGCACCAAGGCGGGCTGGACAGATATCGAGATCATCTGGCAGGGCCGGTTCTACGGGCTGGAGATTAAGGCCAAGAGCCCACAGAGCGATGCGCAAAAGGATATCCAGCGTGATCTGGCGCGAGCTGGTGCGCCCTATGCCGTGGTAAGATCCGTGACCGAGGCCGAGGCCATTTTGAAACAATGGGGGCTGACATGACCGAACCCGATCTTGACCTGTCCATCCCGTCGCTAATGCGCGCATGCAAAGGCAACGTGGCGATGTTGCCCAGCTTCATGGTGCATGACGACGACGTGTGGCCGCGTTCTGGCGTGGTCAGGACCGACAGCAAGGGCCGCATCCACATGCGCCGCTCGACCTTCATCCGAACAGTGTCCGGCAAGCTGCCGATCCTCGCTGGTATCTGGCACCGCATCGACGTTCAGGAGTTCCACCTCGATCTCAAGCCGCACCACCTCCAGGGATCGAGCGCCCAGGAGGGCGGGAACAAACGAGCGGCGGCGCGTGCCGTGGCAAAGGCCGATTGGGCCGGACGAGTGGAAGGGGATCAGGGATATGGCACAGCTCCTGGTGGGGATCACGGGCAACAGGACGTTGCCAGAGATGTTGCAGAGGCTAAGGCCCGAGGAACAAGCGGAAGCGTTGGCTCAACCGTTTTTGCCCGAGATGGTGGCGACGACGGCTAAGTGGGCCTGGACGCTGGAGGACGATCACGGCGAGTTTGTGGCCAGCATGGCGATCATGCCCGACGTAAACCGGCGCGGCTGGTTCGTCTCATATCCCGGTGCCGCAATCCGATCCTCGGCCGAGCTTCGGCCGCTGTTCCGGCTGGTCACGATCTTCCGCGACAGCGGCGCAGTCTATGACGAGTTGCGCGCCTGGGTGGCCTCTGACGACGAAAGAGCGATTAGATTTGCCGAATGGTTCGGTTTTCGGTTAGATTGCGGACCAGCGACAGGGTTTTCCCCGACGGGGCGCGACTTGAGCTTATACCTATGGAGGCGATGATGGGCGGAATTTTCGGGGGCGGCGACAACGGCGCACAAGAGGAAGCGAAGAAGCAGGCAGCGCAGGCACGGCGCGAGCGGCAAACCTCGAACGAGGAGGCCAACCGCTCGCAGCAGCGTGCCGAACGTGGCGGCGGTGGCGGCGCGAGCACTCGGGGTCGGGACATGCTGATCGGCAACCTGTCAGACCACCTTAAAAAAACGCTCGGAGGCTGATCGTGGCGCAGTGGCCCATCGACAAGGCGTGGAAGGCGATCCTTGCCGCAAAGCGCGACAAGGAAGCCTCGGACGAGATTTACCGCGAAGCGATGGAGCTGACGTTCCCTGACCGCGAGAATTTCACCAAGCGCAAAGAGGGCCAGAACAAGGCCGCTTACAACTGGGACAGCACGCCCCAGGTGTCGGTGATCCGAGCCGCCAACCGTCTCTCCTCGGACTTCACCCCACAATTTCAGGACTGGTTTGAGATTGGCCTGGGACCGGCTGCAAAACAGATGCCGGACGAGGCTTTCAAGGAGGCCGTGGGCAAGGCGAAAGACGAGGCCAAGGCAGAGCTGGAGGCCGTCACCAACATCGTGCAGGCCGTGTTTAACGGGCCAGGCTTTCCGACCGCCTCCAATGAGACATACATCGACTGGCACTATGGCCAGGGCGGCATGAAGGTGATGCCGAACGAGGACTTCCTGGGCGAGCCGGTGATCTTCCAAGCCATGCCTCTCTCGCACTTCTACGCCTACGAGGGGCCGAACGGGCGGCTGGATCGCTGGTTCTTCTGGCACGAAATCCGCGCTGATGCGATCATGGCCGAGTGGCCAGACGCAACATTGCCCGAGAAGCTGGAAGAGGAGGCCGAGAAGCCGACGCCCGGCATGGTCAAGCTCGCCTCGGTGGTCTACCGCGACTATGACGAGAAGGAGCGGCCGTTCCGCTACGAGGTGTTCTGGCAGAAGGGCGCTGACAAGGCTCGCCTGGTCGAACGCCAGAGCCGCACATCGCCTTTCGTGACGCCGCGATACTCCAAGCTGCCGGGCGAAAACCGTGGGCGGGGTCCGGTGCTGTTCGCGTTGCCCGATATCCGCACCGCTAACAAGATCGTGGAGCTGACCTTGCGTGCCGTGGCCGTGGCCGTGGCTGGCGTCTACACCGCGACCGAGAACGGGCTGAACGGGCCGATCTCGATCAAACCCTATTCGATCATCAAGGTGCGCCGCAACGGCGGGCCGGACGGTCCCAGCCTCCAGCGCCTCGACAATCCCCAGCGGATCGACTTTGGCGAGCTGGTGCTGGACACGCTCCACATGAACATTCGCAAGGTGATCGGTGACAACAGCCTGCCGCCCGAGGCTGGCCCGATCCGCACCGCGACCGAGTTCGTGCAGCGTGCCCGCGAGCTGGTGGCAGATCAAGCTGGTGGTCTGGGCCGTCTCTATGCGGAGTTCGTGATCCCATCCGTGCAGCGCGTCGTGGATATCCTGGAAAGCAAGCAAATCCTGCCGACGCAGGGGCTCCAGATCGACCAGTTTCTGATCGAGGTGCGCATGACAAGCCCGCTCGCGCGGGGCGAGGCCATGCAGGAAGTCGAGAACATTGTGCGCTTCATGGAAATGCTGAAAGCCATCGGCGGCGATCAGCTCATGGCGTTCGAGATGGACCTGGAGAAAGTCACGCCGCGCCTGGGCGATCTGATGAACGTGCCGATGGACCTGCGCACGACCGAGGAACAGAAGGCGCAGCTCAAGAAGGCAGCAGCGGTGCAAGGCGCGGCGCAGCAAGGGGCCGATCCCAACGTGGCGGCAGCGGCCGTCGAAGCCCAGGAGGCACAGCAGAATGGCAGACGATAGCACCGGGCTCGATGCCCTGTTCCAGAACGCGGACAGTGACGCTTGGCGCGATCTCATGCGTCGCACAGAGGCACAGGCACCCGTCAAGCAGGGACTCGATCCCGAGCTTTACGCGGTGGTGTTCTCGACGCCTGCCGGGCGCGAGGTTCTGGCTGATATGTATAACCGCTACGTCAACTTGACGCGCTGCGTGCCGGGCCAGGGGGCCGAGGCAGCGTTCTACCGTGAGGGCATGGCGCAAGTCGTGTTCGATATCGTTCACAACATCACCCTGGCGCAAGAAGGAGATGGCAATGGCCAAGAAGGATGATCTGATCGAGGAGGCCAAGGGCCTTGGGATCGAGCTGGACAGCAACGAAACCGTGGCAGACCTGGAGGCAAAGATCGCGGAAGCGAAAGCCAGCCAGCCCGCACTGATCGAGGGCGAGGTGAAGCGCTCCAAGGTGAACCGTGGCTCGCGCCGCCGGATCGAACGGGCGATCACCAAGCTCAACGAGGAGATCGACGCCGCGATCAAAGAGCTGGACATGCAGGCGTTCGTCGCTGACGAGGACGGCAACCGCACCGGAGAATGGCCCGCCGTCACCCGACTGCGAGAAGCCAAAATCGAAGTAGGCGACCAGGTGAACCAGCTCCTCGCGGGCTGACACGAAAACCCACACCCCAGCGAACAAGGAGACGACGTGCATGTGGAAATTCTGGCAGTATCACGCCCCCGTTTGGAGCCCAGCCGATGAAGGCAAGAGTGGTTCGGGCGAAGGCGACGGAGACGGTGACAGCGGCGACCAGGGCGAAGGATCTGGCGGCGAAGGTGGAGATGGCGAAGGAGATGGATCGGAACAGGGCGGCTCCTCGATCCTGGACTTCGCCACCAAGCAAAAGACCGGCGGCAAGGAAGGTGAAGGCGAGGGCGAAGCCTGGAAGCTGCCCGAGGGCATGGAGCTGCCGGATCATCTGGTGGGTTTGTCGGCTGACGAGACGCTGGCGAAGCTGACCAAGGCTTACCAGGGCGCGCGGCGCGAGCTGTCCCAGAAGGGCAAGGGCGAGGGCAAGCTGGAGGGCGCGGTGCCCGACGATCCCGACGGCTACAAGTTCGATCCCGAGGGCGACGACGACAAGATCGCGGACGAGCTGAACAGCGAAGCCTCGAAGCCCTATGTCGATGCGTTCCGCAAGGCGGCGCACAAGCTCGGTATCCCCGACAAGGCGTTCACCCAGCTCATGCGCGAGGGCCTGGGCGGGATCGCGGAAAGCGGGATGCCGATTGGCGTCTCGAACGAGGAGGCGCAGAAGATCAGCGGCGAGCAAGAGATGCAGTCGCTGGTCGAGGAGGTCGGCCAGAAGGAAGCCAGCACCATCGTCAACACCATCGGCACCTATGCCGAGAAGCTGGCCCAGCGCGGCGTGCTGAAAGACGAGCAGGACATGGCCGAGTTCTCCCAAATGGTCGGCACCGGCCGGGCGGCTCGCATCTTCCACCGCATCCTGACCGGCGAGATGGGCGAGAAGCCGATCCCGATGGCCGACGGTGCGGATGGATCGGTGACGCCGCAAGAGGCATACGCCAAACACGCGGCCGCAAGCCGGATGCCAGCCGGTTCTGAAAAGGACGGAGCAATGGCAGAAGCTCAACACCTGATGCAGAAGGCGTTTGGCAACTCGCCGCAAGCCACTGGCTCGATCAAGTCTGGTGTGCTATAGGATCACAGGGCGCAAGCTCTGTATGAAACCTCCCTCACCTAAACGCCCCGGCAACCTCCTCCCGCCGGGGCGTTTTTTTATGCGCGCTTGCCAGATCATCCCTCTGGTGGCATATTGCACCACAAGATGCAGACCCGCGAGGAACGGCACCCGGCTTTTGCGACAGGCCCGTGACCCTCAAGGCCCTCGATCTCCCCCGATTGAAACCTTGAAGGAGTGACGCAATGTCCACCTCTCTCTCCACCGCAGCAATCGCCAGCTTCGACGCTGATGTGAAGCACGCCTATCAGGATATGGGCAAGCTGCGCGACACCACGCGCGTGAAAACTGGCGTTGTGGGTTCGACCCACCGCTTCCCGAAACTGGCCGCTGGCCTGGCAACCCGTCGCGTCAAGCAGACCGACGTTGTGCCGATGAACCTGGCGCACACCAACGCGACGGCCACGCTCGAAGATTGGAACGCTGCCGAATACACCGACGTGTTCGATGATGCGAAAACCAACATCTCCGAGCGCGAGGAGCTGGCCAGTTCCATCGCCAAGGCGATCAGCCGCCGCGAGGACCAGCTTATCATCGACGCGCTCGAAGCGACCGCAACGACCCTGACCGTGGCCAGCTCCATCGGCGGGGCGAACACCAACCTGAACGTGGACAAGCTCCGTCGCGCGTCTCGCCTCTTGGGCGACGGCGGCGTGGGTGAGGACGAGGATATCACCTATGTGGGCTCCTACGTCGGCCGCGAAGGGCTCCTCGGGGAAACCGAGGCGACGAGCGCGGACTTCAACACGGTGCGCGCCTTGGTGAACGGCGATATCTCCAGCTTCCTGGGCATGTCGTTCAAGTGGATCGCAACCCGTGCCGAGGGCGGGCTCGACCTGACCGGCGGCGACCGGACCACCTTCGCCTATGCGAAGTCGGCCATCGGGCACGCCATCGGAATGGATCAGCGGATGGAGGTCAACTACATCCCGACCAAGACGAGCTGGCTCGCCAACATGCTGTTCTCGGCCGGTTCGATTGAGATTGACGCCGGTGGCGTGGTCGAGATCACCTGCGACGAGGACGGCGCATAAGCGCCACTAGGGGGCGGGCTTGACGCTCGCCCTCTCCTGAAACTGAACCTGGAGAAGCAACATGGCTTTCAACCTGCAAGGACTGGAGAACCACAGTGGCTCCGGCGGTGGCATCAAGATTTTCAGCTACAACGCCGGGGCCGACGCGAAAGCGGCCGTCAAGGGCACGGGCTATTTCAACAGCGCAGCGGCGCTTTTGACCGTGGGCGACCGCATCGTGATCCACGCCTCGGACGCCGACTTCGATGCACACGTCTCGGCCATCAGCGGTGCCGGTGTCGTGACCATCGCGGCAATCGACGCCTTCGCCTAATCCGCTGGGGTGTGGATGCGAGGGACGGGCCGGGGCTGTCATGGCCTCGGCCCATTTTCTTAGGGGGCTGACATGACCGACAGCAGAGTGGACGTTGCATCGCAAGCGCTGGCTCGCCTGGGCGAACCGGCGATTTCCTCTTTTGAGGAGGACAGCGATACAGCCGAGAAGGTGAACCAGCTCTACGAGCCCACGATCCTCCAGCTCCTTGGATCGCACGACTGGAGCTTCGCCACGCGCCGCAAGGTGCTGGAGGAGGATGCAGCGGGCACGCCGATCAACGAATGGAAGCGCGCCTTTCTCATGCCGACCCTGCGCACGGATCGCGTGGGAAAGCCTCTGTCCGTGTTCAACACGACGCGGCAGCGCGCGCCCCAAGTGTTCCTCTACGAAATCCAGGAGCGCTGGCTGTTCTGCGATTATGACCAGGTGGTGATTGAATACATTTGGCGCGTGCCAGAAAGCCAATGGCCGGGCTATTTTCACACGCTCGCAATCGAGGCCGTCGCCGCGACCCTAGCGCTGCCGGTGACGGAGAACGCGAGCAAGGAACAGCTCCACCGCCAGATCGCCTATGGCAACCCGAGCGAGTTCGGCCGGGGCGGGCTGTTCCGCACGGCGACCGAGGCGGACGCGACCGGCGATCCGACGCGATCCCTCCTGGACGATCACGATCCGATCTGGAACGCGCGCTTTGGAGGGGTCTACTGATGCCCACCAGCCGCCATGTCCAGACCAGCCTTTCCGCAGGCGAGTTCGATCCGCTCCTCTGGAGCCGCGAGGACGTGTCGTTCTTCTACAACTCGGCGCGCATCATCGAGAACGCGGTGCCTCTGCCCCAAGGCGGGGCCAAGCGGCGCGAGGGCTGGCGCTTCCGCGCGCTCCAGCGTGGCCCGATCTCCTCGATCAGCCTGGGCGGCGCAACCGTCACGGCCGCAAACGGCGGCACGGCCGCGAACCTGACCGACGGCGACCGCAACACGCTCCTGGAGACTGGATCGGATGCGACGATCTCGGGCGTGAGCAATGCCAACCCGGCGGTGGTGACGGCAACGGGCCACGGCTACACCACCGGCGACCGCGTGCGGATCGAGGGGATCGAGGGCATGGGCGCGCCCAGCGGATCAACCGCGTCGATCTCTAATGCCACGCAGGCAAATCCGTGCCTTATCACCGCTGCGGCGCATGGGTTTTCGACTGGAGACAAGATCGAGATCACCGGCGTCTCCGGCATGACGGAGTTGAACAACGACACCTACACGATCACAGTAATCAGCGTGGACAGCTTTTCTCTCAATGGGACCGATAGTAGCGGGTTCACCGCATATTCAACCGGCGGCTCGGCCGAGGAAATCCTCGCCAGCTCGATCAATGGGCACCAAGGCGCAATCACGGTTCTGACCTACAACACCTTCGAGCTTGACGGTTTCGACAGCTCGGCGCTTGGAGCCTACAGCTCCGGCGGGACGGCCACCAAAGGCGTGGGCACAGCGACGGAATACGAGATCGCTCGGCTGGACTTGGGCAGCGCGCAGGCGGTGTCTTTGTTTGATGCGCGCGATCTTCGGATCGGCTTGCCGGCCGGTATCTCAACGGCAAATCTCACGCTCCAGACCAGCTCGGACGGCTCTACCTGGTCAGATGTGGCATCCATCTCCGTTGGCAATATCGCTTATCATCGACGTTTCGGCGCAGCTCCTGACACGCTCTTGGGAACGGCGCGCTATTGGCGTGTGATCGTAGACAATGCCTCGGCGCTCGATCTCAAAGGTGCCACAGTCGAGCTGTCCGGCGTGGAAATGCAGATCGAGGCAGGCTACAGCTCTGGCGGCACGGTCGAGGCGTTCTCCATGCACCGCCTGACGACAAGCATAGAGGACGAGTATATCCTGGTAATGACCGGGGGGTGCTGCGACGTGTTCGACGGATTGAGCGGCGCATGGATGGCGGCAACACCGATCCCGCACACGGCCGCGCAGGTGGCCTCGATCAAGGCCGCGCCGAACCTGGACACGCTGATCCTCTACCACCAGGACCAGCCGCCTTACATCGTGCAGCGGCTGGGTAGCGACCAGGACTGGCGGTCAAGCCCTCTGGAGTTCGACACCATAACCGAGTTCTCCTTTGACGACGAGGATACCGGCGGCGGCGAGAACGAAATCCAGTTCTTGCGGTTCGATGACATGAGTAGTGGTCACAAGCTCTTGGTCGAATACAATGGCGCGGCCAGCGACGAGATAAGCTGGAGCAGCCTCGCATGGTACAACGTGGTGAAACTAAAGACGGCAATCGAAAGCCTGCCAGATATCACCTCCGTGACCGTGCGGATCAATGAGAAATCGAGCGCGAACGCAGAGCTTGAGGTCGAATTTACCGGCAAGGATGGCAAGAAATCCTGGCCGATCCTGGTGATCGACATTTTGACCGGCGACGGCACGGTGGTGCTGTCCCGCAAGCAGTTCGGCAAGAAAGACTTTGACGCGCTCTGGAGCGCCACGCGCGGCTATCCGAGCTGCGGCACGTTCTATCAGGGACGGCATTGGATGGGCGGCTTCAAGGCTCGACCTGATGTGATTGTGGCCAGCCGGGCGGGCGCGCTGTTCGACTTCAAGGAGGATGCAGACCCGGTGGCAGCGTCTCCGATTGTGGTCGCACCGAACATTGACGAGCAGGTGACAATCCAGAATATTTACCCTGGACGGCACCTGCAAATCTTCACCAGCTCGGCCGAGCTTTATGTGCCCGACGAGCCAATCACCATCGACAATATCGCACTCAAGGTCACGAGCCGCCATGGCTCCAGTGCCAACGTAAATCCGGTGGACGTGCAGGGTGGCACGCTGTTCGTGGATCGCAACGGTCGAGCTCTGCGCGAGTATCTGTTCACCGACACCGAGCAGAGCTATTCGGCAGAGCCGGTATCGCTCTTGGCTGGGCACCTCATGTCGTCGCCGCGATCCTTGGTGCTGCGCCGGGCGCGCGACGTGGACGAGCCGACTATCCTTTTGGTTGCCAACACCGGAGCCGACCGGAACGGCAACCAGGTGCCAGCCGCCATGGTTGTGATTGACCGCGTGCAGCAGGTGACGGGCTTTTTCCGCGTCAAGACGCAAGGCACGCCTCTGGGGTTTTCCTCGACGCAGGCCGGTGACGCCTTCGCAATGGTCGAGCGCGATCTGACCGGCGCGACGTGGCACTTCCTTGAGCAGTTCGATGATGCGTTCATGTCGGATTGTAGCATCCCGATCTCGGGCGCTGGCTCGACCATCGACGTGTCGGCTTATCCTTGGCTTGAGGGGCAGGTGGTCGAGGTGCATGGTGACGGCCTGCCGCTTGGCGCGTTCACGGTGTCCTCGGGCTCAATCGACCTTGGCACGGCGTCCTTTGCCACCTCGGCCGAGGTCGGGCTCAAGCAGGTGCCGAGGATCGTGCTACACCCCTACAAGGGCCGGAGCGAGCTTTCCCCGACAATGCAGAACATGCGCATCTTCCGCGCGCTTCTCCAGCTCCAACGCACCGGAGCGGTGGCGATCACGGGGCACGACGGCGGGCGGGCGCGGCAAGTGTCGCTCCAGAATTACGACAGCGGGTTGATGGACCCGACGCTGGAGGAGGTTCTATTCACGGGGCCAAAGCGGATCGGCGGGCTCGGCCGCTGGCAGAAGGAGCCGACGGTGGAGATCACGCAGATCGAGCCTATGCCGTTCCTCCTGCGGTCGATAACCTACGACGTGAGATTTTAGGAGGCGGGCATGGCAACAGTTTTCATGGCAATCGGGACGGCGATATCCAGCGCCGCCGCCTCCGTCGGCACAATGTTTGCGGGCGCAGGGGCGGCGGCAGGAGCTGGGGCCGCTGCGGCGGGAGCTGGCGCAGGGGCGGCGGCAGGAGCTGGGGCCGCTGCGGCGGGCTCTGGTGTCGTCACGTTGTCCCAGGTTCTAAGCGCAGGCTCGGCCCTGGCGGCAATCGGGCAGGGTGTGGCCGCGAGCCGGGCAGCAAAGGACCAGGCCGCGTTCGCCAGGACGCAGGCGCTCCAGGAACAGGCGGCAGGTGCGGGCCAGGCGCGTGACCTGGCGCGGGAATATGCCGAGCTGGCGGGCGAGCAAAAGGTGATCCAGCTTGCCAACGGGCTCGACATTGGCGTGGGCACGCCGGTGAACGTGGCCGAAAGCACCAAGCGCCTGGCCGAGCGGAACCTGGACGTGACCAGGCAGAACGCGGACAACCGCGCCGCAATGTCCCGCCTTCGTGCGCGGGGCCTCATGTCCGAGGCGCGATCCTCGATGCTGGGCGGCTTCGGCCGCGCCGCACAGATCGGCGTCGATGCGTATCAACTGACGGGGTAAACCATGCCTTCAATTCGCCGCTATGGCCCTGCCCTTGTCACGCCCCAGGTTTCCCCTCGCGCGGAGCTTGGTCGCGGGCGCGAACAGACCTTCGCTGCCTTCCAGGATATCCTCGGATCGGCCAACCAGTTCATCCGCCCGGCGGTGGAACAGGTGCAGACCGCACGGGGCGAGCAAGAGGCTTTAGCCGCGGTTGATGAGCGGGGGCCTCAATGGGGGCTCCGGCAGCTTCGTGGCCAGGATACCTCGGTGACGATGGGCGCACAGGGTGACGGGTTACAGCCTGGACCAACGCGCGTTCGTGCGGCGATCACGCGGGCGGGCGAGGCGCACGGCGTCGATCCTGGTGTGCTGTCCGTCATTGCCAGCCTGGAAAGCAGCTTCGATCCCAACGCGCAGAACCCCAACAGCTCGGCCGGTGGCCTGTTCCAGTTCATCGACGGCACGGCCGCGCAGTATGGCGTCGCAAACCGTTTCGACGTGGATCAGGCGGCAGATGCAGGCGCGCGCTTTACCCGAGACAACATGAGCACGCTTGCCACGGCGCTCGGCCGACAGCCGACCGTGGGCGAGATTTACCTGGCGCACCAGCAGGGCGCGCAGGGCGCGATCAATCTACTGACCGCCGGGCCGCGCCTGGCCTCGTCCGTTGTCGGGCGCGAAGCCGTGCGGCTCAACGGCGGCGATCCTGACACCATGTCGGCGCAGGACTTTGCAAACCTCTGGATCAGGAAGGCCGAGGAGCGCGCGGGGCGTGAAGGGATCACGGTAAGCGTGCCCGGCACGCCGGAGTATGAGCTGGAGACGCTGAACAGCTCGACGTTTGAGCCGCGCCTTCCTTTCACGGTGCGCGATGCTGCCTTCAACCGTGCAGCGGATCGCGTGATTACCGCGCGCGCCACGGCCGCGATGGAGGAGGGGATGCGTGCGGCCATGCAGCGGGCCGACGGCGATCTCGGGCAGCTCCGCGAGGAGCTGGAAAGCGTGCGGGCGCAAGTCATGTCCGAGCTTCCCCAGGAAATGCCTGGCCTGGCAACCGAGATGCAATCGCAGTTCGACCGGGGCCGGATCGCAGCAGAGCGGCAGGCAGTAGAGCTTTCCCAGCGGCGCGTGATGGCACGGCAAGAGGAGGCCCTTGGCCAGATCGTCACCACAACGCGATCCGAGGCCGAACGCCTGGCGCTGACCGGGGCGACGGCGGCAGAGCTGGCCGATCACATGGCCCAGGCCACCGACACGCTGGCGCAGTTCGGGCCGCGCGAGGGGTTCGAGATCGCCGGGCGCACCTATCCGGCCGATCCGACGCGCGCCGGGACCATGACGCCGGACGCTATCGCCACCAACATGGCCGAGATCACGATGGGCGCGCGCCGCCTGATGATTGAGGCCGACTTCATGCGCTCGGCCGCGCCTGGTCAGTATGTCGAGGAGTTCCGGCAGCAGGTGTTCTCGGGCAATTCCCCGCTGCCTGCGGGTGAAAGCCTGGAGATGCTGCGCTCGATGGAAAGCCGGGCACGCTCGACCGAAAGCGCGCGCCGGACTGCGGCCGAGGCAGAGCGGCGGCGGCTTGAACAAGGCATGACGGACACGATCAACGCCTATGTGTCGATGGGTGAGGCTGGCGTGCCGGTGGCGATCCCACAAGAGGAGCGTGCGCGCATCATGTCGGCGCTCTCTCCCTACCCTGATCTCCAGCGCGAGGCGCAGCTTGAGTTTCAGGTAGCTGATGCACAGGTGGCAACGCACGGCATGACAGGCGACGAGCTGATGCGCTACGTCGAGCGCGTCAGGGGAGACATGTCTGACGCGGCCGACCGGGGCGATCTCGATCTGGGCGGGGCGGCAATCATCGAAAGCCTGCAAGACCGGATCAAGCAAGTGCAGGATGCGGTTTCGGCTGAAACGGTCGGCCTGCCCCTGATTGAACAACTGGCCATGAACGGCGCGCGGGCCGAGGACGTGGACTACGACGGGCTGCGCGCCCAGGCGGCGGGCAATCAAGACGTGCTGGCGGCGATCAACGAGGTCGAGGCGTTCCACCGCGACGTGGAGACGCTGCGAGGCATGAGCGCGGCCGAGCGGGATGCGGTCCTGGAGGATGCACGCGGCGCGTTGTCTGTCCTGGCCGCACAGGGTCAGAGCTACGGGGCCGAGGCACTGACCACGCAGCGCGTGATTGAGCGCCTTGGCGAGTGGTCCGAGCATCGCCGGGGCATGGCCACCGATGATCCGGTGCGCTTCGCTCGCTCCGTCGGTGTCGAGCTGCCGAGCCTTGCGGAAGCGGAGGACATGGAACAGGTGGGCAGCATTATCTCGCAGCGCGTCGATCTCCTAGCACCACACACGCGGCCGGAAGGGGTCGATCATCCGGTTCCGCTGACACAGGCCGAGCTGGACGGCATCTCGGAGGTGTTCCAGAACGGCTCGCGCGCCCAGCGCGCCGCGTTCCTGGGCTCGGTGGCCGAGATGGGCGAGGACCAGGCAATGGCGATCTTCTCGCGGATTGGGCAATCGGAGCCGGTGATCTACGCGGCCGGTGCGGTCTACTCGATGGGCAACCAACAGGCGGCAGGCGTGATCCTTCGCGGTGCGGTCGATACGCGCCTGGAAGGGGGCAGCGCTACAGACCTGGCGGCGGCGCGCGAGACGATCCTTGCGCCGCTCCTGGAGGCCGACATGATCGCGTCCGAGGGCATCCGCGATCTCGACACCACGGCGCTGGCCTATGCGCGCGGCCTGGCAATGGCCGAGGGTGGCCGGGCAATCGAGACGGGCGACCTTGAAACGGGCTACCGCATGGCGCTGGGCGAGCAAGCCGACGGCACCGGCGGCATGGCAGAAACCCGCTACGGGGCCACGCTCCTGCCACCAGGCTGGGACGCTGGGCGCGTGAACCGCATGATCGGCGGCACTATGCTGGGCGGGGGTCTGACCGACGAGCGCCTGACCGAAATTGCGCGCGGGCTTGTCGTGGATCGGTTCGGCCGGCCAATGTCTGCCGACGAGCTGGAGCGCTCAATTGAGGGCCTGCGGCCGTCGCCTGATGATCCTAATATCCTGGTGCCGGTGGACGCCGAGGGTGCCGTGTTCCTGACCGATAACGGCGACCAGCGCGGCATCCTGACCTTTGATCTGCGGGAGTTCGACTGATGGCCAGACTTGTGCAGCTCCAGCCGGTTGATCCCGTCGCCACGCGCGGGCCACGCGCAACCTTTGGCGAGGTGGCCGGTGCAGCGTTTCGCCGCGAGCAAGAGGTGGGCGAGCTAACCAGCCGACCCAGAACAGAGCGCGAGATATTCCAGCCGCTTCTCGACCAGATGGAGATCGACAGCTTCGGCCCAGGCCCAGCGCGCGTTCGCGTCCAAGGGCAGGCGCTTTCCCTGGAAATGGCGGGGCGGCTCACTTCGCAGCGCTTCGCCCCAGACGACGCCACGCTGACCGATCTTTTCGCGGAGCTGGAACAGCGCGGCATCGAGCTTCCCGAGGACGTGACGCCGGAGACGCTGGCAGCGCGGCGCGACGAAATCACCGGGGCGCTCCTGGAGCGTGTCGAGCGATCCGACGAGATCATGTCTCGGGGGCGGGGCGTGAGCGGTCTTGGCGGGCAACTGGCTGGCGGTTTCGTGTCCGGTTTCGACAACATCGAGACGATTGCAACGCTTCCCTTCGGTGCGGCTTCTCGCGCTGGCATCTTGGCCACGGCGCTGATCGAGGGCGGGATCGTCGCTGCGCTGGAGGCCGGAACCACGCCGACGCGCAATGCCTTCCTGCGCCAGCTCGGACTTCCCGAGTTAAGCATCTTTCAGAACGCCGCGTTCGGTTTTGCCGTCGGTGCCACGTTCGGGGGCACGATCCGCGCGGGCACGATGTATGGCCCTGGGGCGTTTCGTGGCGGCGTAAACCAGGCGACCAGGCTTGGCCACCTTCTGCGCGGCGAGCGCCGCTCGCTGATCGACGCAGCAGAGGCGACAGGTGATGCAGAGGCGGACTTGATCGCGCAGCAGCTCCGGCGCGACCTGGAGGACGAGGAGGCGGCAACCGACGGTGGCGACGGGCCGGAGGTGCGCGAACACCTGGAGCGCGCCCAGACGGCCGCAGAGACGGCGCACGAGGGCGGCACGCCGGACATGCCGGATCGCCCGACCTTCGCCCAGCCGCGCGCCTCGATCCTCAACGGCGAGATCGAGGAGGTGGACCCGCGCGAGCTTCTGGTGCAGCCGGACGTTTTCCAGTTCCGCTCCAACGTGGTGGCCGAGGGCGGGCAGACCCAGCGCCTTCTCGATGTGACCGAGTGGTATCCCGAGCGCGCGGGGATCGTGATCGTCTACGAATACGGCGACGGATCGCGGGCAATCGCTGACGGGCACCAGCGCACCGGCCTGGCGCGGCGGATCATGGAACAAACCGGCCAAGAGATCACGATGGCGGCGCGCGTGTTCCGCGAGGTCGATGGGTTCTCGCCAGAAGATATCCGCGTCCTGGCGGCACTTAAGAATATCGCGGAGGCCAGCGACGGCATGTCAACAGCGATGGCGCGAGACGCGGCTCGGGTGCTGCGCGTGCGGCCGGATGCGATCACGCAACTGCCTGCCGGTCCTGGCATTGCTCGGGCACAATCTCTGGCGCGGCTGTCAGATGAAGCCTTCGATATGTTCATCAACCAGGTGGTGCCCGAGCGCTTTGCCGAGCTTGTGGGCAGGATGGTGGATGATCCCGAAATGCACGGCGCAATGATGCAGCTCCTCAAGCGCACCGGGCCCGACACCACGGCCCAGGCCGAAAGCATCCTTTCCCAAGCCCTCCAGGCTCCGGTGTCGCGCGAGGTTACGGCCGACCTGTTCGGGGAACAGGCGATCGTGGAAAGCCTTTACTTGGAGCGTGCGAAGGTGCTGGAGCGGGCCATGCGGATCATGCGAGATGATCGCAGCGTTTTCCGCACACTGGACGAGCGAGCCGACCGCATCCAGGGAACGGGAGCA